CTAAATTTGAAAAACTTATAAACTTTCCTCAAGATAAGGATAGTAAAGAAATAGAAGAAAAAAATAATAAAGAAGAAATAAAAGAAGAAATAAAATGAGTGTAGACGTAAAAAAAATGGAATTAACTGATAATGATATTGAAAAAATAAATAAAATTCAAAAATCGTTAGATAATTTAAAAAACAAACATAATAAATTTTTATTTGTTATGCCTGATGTAAAAACACCTAATGCTTCAATGTATGAAATATATTTTCATGCTACTATAGTGAAAAAAATGGGTTATCATGTTTTAATATTAACAGATAATGTTGAATATGAAATACCTAAATGGGTTGATAAAGAATTAACTGAATTTGAACATATTCCAATGTCAGATAATAAATTATCGGTTAGTCCTGAAGATATTATGGTTATACCAGAAATATATTCAAATGTAATGGAACAAACAAAAGATTTACCATGTTTAAGAATTGGTTTATTACAATCTGTTGATTATATGATGAATGCTTTAATACCTGGTATGGATTGGAGTAGATTTAATGTTAGAGATATTATAACAACATCAAAAGAAGTAAGAAATTTAATGAATACTTATTTTGTTAATAAATTTAATATAAAAATATATAACCCTGGTATTCCCGATTATTTTAAAAGTAATGATAAACCAAAAAAACCTATTATATCTATTATTGGTAGAAATCCAAATGAAATATCAAAAGTAGTAAAATTATTTTATGCTAAATATCCACAATATAGTTGGGTTACTTTTGATCCTATGTTAACAAAAAGTAAACCACCACAACCAATGCGTAGAAAAGATTTTGCTGAAAGATTAAAAGAAAATTTTGCTGCTGTGTGGGTTGATAGAATTTCATCATTTGGTACATTTCCATTAGAATGTATGAAGTCTGGTGTTATACCAATTTCTTTAAAACCAGATATTACACCAGAATATTTATATATTAGAGATGAGAAAACAGATGAACCAACAGGTTATAAAGAAAATTCTGGTGTTTGGACTGAAGATTTTTATGATATACCTAATCTAATTGGTGAAGTATTGATAAAATATTTAGATGATACTATAGGAGATGATTTATATCAAGGTATGAGTGAGATTAGTAATGAATATTCTCAAGAAAATGCTGAGAAAAATTTAATAGATATATACACATCATATATTGTTGATAGAGAAAGAATGTTTGAAAATGCTTTACCGAAAATTAATGAGAAAGAAGAAGAAAAGGTAATTGAAAATAAATAAAAATATTAAATAAAAAAAGAGATATGAATATAAGTATAATAATACCTGTACATGAATTTAATGATAATGTATCACATTATTTTTCAAATGCTGTTGAAAGTGTAATGATACAGGAAGAATTATCTGAACTACCTAAAATATTAATAGTTCATGATAAAAAAATAGAAAAAGATATAATTGGATTTGTAGAATCACAAAAACGTAAATATCAAGATAAATTAGAAATTGAATTATTATCTAATGATGGTGAGATTGACTTTCAATCACAAATAAATTTAGGTGTTGAAAAAGTTGAAACTGAATATTTTTCAATATTAGAATTAGATGATGAATATAATCGTAAATATTTTAAAAATGTAATAAAATATATTAAATATTATCCAGATATTGATATTTTTTTACCTATAATTATTGAAGTTGATTTAAATGGTAATGCACAAAAATTCACAAATGAATTTGTTTGGGCACAAATGGTTGTAGGTGAAAATGGTGAAATGGGTTATTTTAATTCAGATGCTATAAAACAAAATTCAGATATAAAAATTTCAGGTAGTGTAATGAAAAAAGATTCGTTTAAAAGTATAGGTGGTTTGAAGAAAAATATTAAATTAACTTTTAATTATGAATTTATATTAAGAGCAATTAACAATGGTTTATCTGTTTATACTATACCTAAATTAGGTTATAAACATTTAAATGGTCGTGATGGTTCATTATTTAATAGTTATTTAAATGATATGTCATTACCCGAACGTAAATTTTGGTATGATACTGCTATAAAAGAATCTAATTTTATAAATGAAAGAAATATAGATTTAAGTAAATTATATATATCTGAAGAAAAATAATAATTAAATTTTTGATTTATTATGAATGAAAAGAAAAAAAAATATAAATTATTATTTTGCGGAACGTGAAGAACAGGCTGTTATTGATTATATAAAAGCGACCACTTTTGAAGAAAAAAACAGGATTTATAATGATATATTATTAGAACCATTTAAAAAAATGATTCAATCTATATTACGTAAATACCCAACACATTTAGGTAATTATGAAATGAGTGAATTAGAGCAAAATGCTTTAATTCACCTCATTGATCATATGGTTCAATTTGATGAAAATAAAGTTGTAAAATCAGGTAAAAAAACAAAAGCATTTAGTTATTGTCAAACAATCGTTAGAAATTATTTTAGGGATCATAGTAAAAAAACTTATAATGATAAAAAGGTAATTTTACCTTTTGATGATTATATTGATGAAATTAATGATAATATTGAATATCAATATGAAATAAAAGATAATAACGAATATTATAAATTAGATTATTTAATTAATAATATTATTATAAAATTTGAAGAAAAATTAGATGACCCTAAATTAAAGAAAAACGAAGTTATTGTAGGTGAGGCTGTTATTAATATTTTAAAAAATTGGAATGTTTTATTTTTAGAAGATAGTCCTGCTGGTAAATATGATAAAGAAGTTACTAATAAATTTGCTAAGAATAAAATTTTATTATTTTTAAAAGAACAATCAAATTTATCGACAAAAGAAATTAGAGTTGCTTTAAAACCTTTTAAAGAAATATATTTAATAGAAAAGAGTAATATTTTTGAAGATTAAAATTTTATATTAAAAAGTATTTATATAAAAATAATATAAAATTTTAAATATATAAAAATGCCTAGACAAAAAAGACGTAAATTAAAATTTAACGAAGAAAGTGTAAACGAATTATTACAAGAAATTTATGATGAAAGTTATAATATTCGTTCACAAATAAAAGTTTTATTTAGAAAATGGGAAAGTAAAGTGAAAGATGGTGGTGAAATTGCTGCTATGGGTGATCAAATTATTAAATTAATAAGTGCTGAAGCGAAAAACCAAGATCAAAAAATTATGCTTTTAAAATATCTTAAAGAGGTGGTATATCAAACAAACAAAACAACCTCAAATAAATCTGAAGAAGATGAAATTTTAGATAGTAAAAAACGTAATGAATTATTAAATATGGTTAATGAAGAATTGAAAAAGAAAAAATAAATTATGGGTGATATTGATTTAAATAAAAGAAAACAAATTTTTGATGATATAAAAACATATTCAACTTTAGGGGAAAGTATTAAAATGCCTAAAAGTAAAGATGAATTATTTGAATCAATTAACACAAAAAAAGACGATATAACTGGTTTTTTATTAGATACATTAAAAGCGGTTGCTGGATCTGCAGCATTAAAAGAATTGACAGGTGAAATGTTGTCAACATTTTTAGATGATGCTGAAAAAACAATGAAAACAGCAGTAAAAAATAATTTAACAAGTTTTGATTCTAATATTACTTTACCCACTGACTTTATTAATAATGGTGTTAATATTGATGCATCTAAAATAGATTTATCTGGTAAATTAAAAATAGATCCTAATAGTGATATTGGGGATTTATTATATGATAATACTAATTTAAATTTTGATAAAATATCATACGATGCTATAATGGGGGAAGGTACAGAAGTATCTTTTAATAATTTAAAAATAAAATACGATTCTATAACTAATTCATTTACTTATAAACCAAATATATCATCACCAAATATTAATATAGGTGAATGGATTAATGATTATGTTGATAATACTGAATTTATTAATAAAAAAGAATTAACTAGTAAAATTCTCGATAATTTATATGGTACTATAAAAAAAAATGAGGATAAAAGTGTTGAAACAATTATTGGTGATTTAAAAATAAATAATTTAATTGATAAATTAATAAATGATGAGGATATTTTAATAACTGATGATGAATTAAAATTAATAAATATTAAAGCAAAGGAAATTAAAGAAGGTGTTATGAACTTCAACATGAGTTGTGGTATAATACAAGCAGAATTACCTTTAAGTGGTTTAACTAATTTAATTAATAATATATCAGGATCTACAGATCCTAATTTAATAGCAAATGCTATAGATGAAACTATAAATCAAAGTTTTGAAAATACAAATAACGAAGAAACTGTTTCAAATAACAAAACATCTATTAATGATAATTTTTTCACTAAATTAATTAATTTATTTAAAACGGAATTTAGTAAAATAGTGGCAGTATCACCACAAGCAAGAATGTTATTATCTGTTACTAGTTCATTTAAAAATAATAATATACCTCAATTAGGTGATATTGAAACAGATTTAAAGGTATATAAAAACACAATAAAGTGTATGATTGATGAAATTTTATGGGCTTTATTTGGCTTTATTTTTTCTATAGTTGTGGGATATTTAATAAGTTTATTACAGCCGATTTTAAAAGAAATATCAAAAGAAAAAATAACAGCATATAAAAATATAATATCTAATTTAATAACATCTAAAATTGATATTGTGAAAAACATAGTATAATGAATGTTGATTTTAATAGTTTAGATTCTATTATTGGTGGATTTGGTAAAATATTACAATTATCAAATACAATAAAAACCCCTGGTGTTCAACCGTTAATAATATTAATTGGTGTACCCCAAAGACCTGGATTATCTGCTATAAAAATAGCATCTAAAATAATATCTAGAAAAAGTGAAGCAGGGTTACCAATAGGTGTTTTACCATCAGGTAATGTATCACCAGACGAAATTATGGAACGTATTAGAATTGAGGAAATTATAAATGCTTTACAATTAGATGCAAAAATAACTATAGGTATTCCAATGGGTATACCATTACAAGCAAACGGTATAGGTCCTACAGGTCCTGTATCTGTTGTAGGTAGTACCATTAAATCAGTAAAGGGATACGGTATAATACAATAATAATTATGATTAATGTTAATGAATATACACCAACAGAGTTATTAAAATTAGGTGATGATGTAGTAAAAAAACATAATAATTTAAAACAAGAAATTATTAGTTTAACAAAAGAAATTGATAGTATAGAAACTAGTTTGAAAAATAAATTAAAAGAATTAGAGGCTTTAGAAAAATTATATTTAGATATAATAAAAGCAGTTGATAAAGTAAAATAATTTAAAATGGGTGGTTTTAATAAAATTGATAATAATAGTAATAATAATGTTTATATCCCTAAACCAATTATATATTACGGTCAAGTAGTATCTATTGATGATCCTACTGATGGTGGGGTTATTAAAGTAAAAATACCTACATTAGATAATGCTATTATAGATAATGATAAATTACCTGATTGTTACCCCTTTTTACCCAAATTTTTTTATTTATTTCCCAAAAAAGAAGAATATGTTCGTGTAATTATAGAAGATATTAGATTTCCACATAAAAATAGATATTGGATAGGTAGTTTATTTTCACAATTAACTAAATTAAATTTTGAAAGTAGACCAACAGCTACTGCTACTATGAAATATGGTAATTTTGAGCCTGATGTTGCACCTCATACAATACCAGAAGCAGAAGGTATTTATCCTAAAAAAAATGAAATTGGTTTATTAGGTAGAGTTAATACTGATATAATATTAAAAGATAACCAATTAGAGTTTAGGGCTGGTAAACATGAAAATGAAAATCCTTTAAAACTTAATATAAAAAACCCATCTTCTATTAGTTTAACTTTTGATCCTATTGAAGAAAATAGTACTGAATATTATAGTAATAATATTATAATGGCTGATAAAATTGGTTTAATATCACACGATGGTATACCTAAATTTAAAGCGGTTAAAATTAATGCTGATGATAGAAAATATATATTTGATAATGGACATCCCATACCTCGTGGAGATGTTTTAGTTGAAGCATTAAATATTATGCGAAATGCTATAATAAAACACATTCATGGTTATGCTAAACTACCTGCTGATAAAGATTCAATGATTAAAGATTTGGAAAATATTAATTTTGATAGTATATTGCAAAAAAATATTGTAATTAATTAATATGAATGATGTATTTTTAGAAACAATATCAGCCGAATTGTTTTATAAATTTAATGATTTGATATATTATGACGAACCTCATAAATATTATTTAAATAATCAAGAATTATTATCCGTAACAACTTTAATACATCAATATCAAGAAGAATTTGATGAAAAATATTGGGGTGAATATAAAGCCGATGAATATGTTATGGAATATAATGATGTTATTACAGCATGGAAATTTTTAAATAAAAAAGGTACTATGAAAGGTTCTATAATTCATGATTATGCTGAAAATAGATTATTAAATAAAGTTTTTAAATACCCTAAAGATGAAATTTTAAAAGAATTTGGTTTCGATCCTATTTGGAATGAATATGAAATAACAAAAAAACATGTTGATCGTTTTATTAATGATTCAAGAGGTAAATTAATCCCTATTAAAACTGAACTAGTAATGTACGATGAAGAATCATTATTAGCTGGTATGAGTGATATAATATTCTATAATGTAAGGGCTAAAGAATTTCAAATATGGGATTGGAAAACTAATAAAGAATTAACATTATTAGCAGAAAAAGGTAGAAAATTAAAAAAGTTATTATATTTTTTAGATGATTGTGATTTAGAAATTTATTCACTTCAATTAGAATTATATAAATATATTTTAGAAAAAAATACAAATATTAAATTTGGTAAATCATATTTAATATGGGTTTCTCATAATAATGATAATTATAAAATTATTGAGACAAAAAATAGAAGTTATTATGTTAATTTAATGATTGAAGAAAGAATTAAATCTGTAAATTAATTAAAATGCTAACTAAATATTATATATATTTTACTACCGATAATAAATCAGGTAAAAAAACAAAAGAATTTTGGTTAAAAAAAAACAACCCTGATTTATATAATATAATAAATAATAAATATATTAATTTAAAAATCCCTTTTAAAGAAAAAGTTTATTTATTTATTAATAATTTATTAGAACCCCCTAAGTGTCCTGTATGTGGTAAATATGTTAATTTTAGGGGTGATTTAAAAAAGGGTTATAATAAATATTGTTCTATTAATTGTTTAAATAAATCTCAAGAACATAAAAATAAAATAAAGAAAACATATTTAAAAAAATATGATGTAGAAAGTCATAATCAAGTAAATTCAGTTAAACAAAAAAAGAAAAAAACTCTAATAAAAAATTATGGGGTAGATAACCCTATGAAATCGAAAGTTGTAAAAAAAACATATATTAATAATCTAATAAAAAATTATGGGGTAGATAATCCTATGAAAATTAATAATATTATTAATAATAGACAACTAAAAATATATAACGGTAGTGATAAAAATATTTTAAGAGTTATTGATAAATTAAAAAATGATTATGATTTTATAAAACATGAAAACGGTTTATTTTATTTTAAATGTAAAAAATGTGGTGATATTTTTAATATAAATATTAATCTTTTAAATGGTCGTTTAATGTTAAATATACCTATATGTTTAAAATGTAACCCCCAAAAATCATATAATTATTATTTTTATAATTTTATTGAAACTTTAAATATACCGTTTATAAAAAATGATAGAAATATTTTAGACGGTAAAGAATTGGATGTTTATATATACTCTAAAAATTTAGGTATTGAATTTGATGGTTTATATTGGCATTCAAATATTTATAAAGATAAAAATTATCATTTAAATAAAACTAATTTAGCGGAATCTAAAGGTATTCAATTAATTCATATATTTGAGGATGAGTGGGTTAATAAACCTGATATAGTTAAATCTATTATTAAATCTAAATTAGGTATATTTAATGATAGAATATATGCCCGTAAAACTATAATAAAAAAAGTTGACGATAATAATTTAATTAGAACCTTTTTAAATGAAAATCATATACAGGGATTTATAGGATCTAAAGTTAAAATAGGATTATTTTATAATGATGAATTGGTGTCTTTAATGACTTTCGGTTCTTTAAGAAGAAGTATGGGACAAAAAGAAAATAAAGAAGGATATTATGAAATGTTAAGATTTGCTACAAAACTAAATACACAAGTAATAGGGGGGGCTAGTAAAATGTTAAATTATTTTATAAAAAATTACCATCCTAAAGAAATATTAACTTATGCTGATAGAAGATATAGTAATGGTAAATTATATTTGAAATTAGGTTTTGATTTTATAAAAAAAACAGAACCAAATTATTGGTATATAAAAAAAAATCAAATTAAAAGAGAGTATAGATTTAAATATCGTAAGGATGTTTTAATAAAAGAAGGTTTTGATAAAAATAAAACAGAAAAAGAAATAATGTTAGAAAGGGGTTATTATCATATTTATGATTGTGGTATGTATAAATATAAAAAAACCATCTAAAATTAAATAGATGGTTTTTTTTATTTATTTTTAAATTACATATTAAGTATACATCTCCAAGGTTGAAGTGTTAATGTTATATTTTGTAATTCATCACTACTATAATCATTATCACCAAAATCAATATCAGTTATCATACATTGTTCCAAGAACCATTTTTCAACTTCTACACCCGTAGGATCTAACGCTTTAAGTAAAATATTCTTTTTATACCCTGCAGCATAACCCATACGACCAGTTAATGATTCAGCATGTAAACGAACCCATTCCATAAGTTGTTGTGATGTTGAAGGACCGATTGGATCGAGAAAAGTTACTTCCATACTCTCCCATGCATATTGACCAGCAACATAATTTTTTTCGTTTACAAAGGGTATTTCAACAGAATTTATTGTCATTTTAGGTCTTTTAAACTTTTGAATTTTCCAAACCTCAATACCTAATTCGTCTGTAAATTCAGCAAAAAATCTATTAACACGTTTAGGTTCATATTCAAAAGGTATACCTCTAATTAATTCACTCATAATATATCAAGTTTATTTAATAGTATTTATTTTTTTATATAAATACTTCATCATTTATTTTTTTAAAGGTAATTTACCAGTATTCATATAAAATCTATACTCTCTAACTGTTAATTCACTTACTTCTTTATATTCGATTTCTTCTTCTTTTTCAGTGTTTTCTTCAATTACAGTTTCTTTTTCATCAGGTTGAGGGGGTAGATTTATATCACCACCACCAAAATTTATTTCATTTTCTTTTTCTAAAATTACCTCTGGTTCTACTTTATCAGTTTTCACTTCTAAATCATCAGATTTATCATCTGATTTAGTTTTTAATTCTATAGATTCATCTTCATTAAGAATTTTATCATTTAAAACAGTATCCATAAAATTATCTATCTTATCTTTTCTTTCGATATTTTTTCTTTTTTTTCTTTTAAAATTAACCATATCTATTTTTTTATATAAAAATATTAATATTGCGTAATAATTAAATCACACAATATTAATATTAATTATTTTTTTAAGCACCTAAATCATCAAATGATGCACCTGAAGGTGTAATGGTAAATGTAATACCAATAAATTCAACACTTCGAGTTGGTTTTAAGAATATTTCACCATAAAGTTCATTTCGATCTCTAGTTTCTGGTGTATTATTACTATCATCCATTTTTACTCTAAAGTCATATAAACCACGTTCACGTTTAATTGAATCAAGAACAGGTGTTGCTTTTGCTAAAAATTGATCTATTGTAGCCTGATCATTTTGTTCAAATACAAGTCTTGTTGCTATATTAGCAATAAGTACTTTAACTTGTAATAATAATCTACGTACATTTATTCTATTAAGAGCACTTTCTTTAACTTGTAAAGTTTTTTGTCCCATAATTGCTGTACCAACATTAGCATAATCAGCCAAAGGATTAATACGACCTTTATATAAAATATCACGAGCATCTGGTGATAATTTATATTTAGATTTTTTAGCATCTGTTACACCTCGTTGTAAACCAGCAGGTGCAAACCATGGAAATTTAGTGTTATCTGTAAATGCTATAGATTTTACTATTTCACCCGTTGGTGGTATATAAACATTAACATTGTTAAATGTATCTCTTATTTGAATATATGGGAAATATGTTGCACCATAACTAGTATCAACATCAGCAACAGTTAATAAATCAACAATATCTTCAGATGCAACAACATCAACTTTATTATCACCAATAGTTCTTTTTATATTAATATCAGGAGTATCTATAATATATAATGTATCAGTTCTTTTTTGTTCAATCATATCAATTGTATCTTTTACTAATATATTATTATCACTCCAATTAATACCAGGTGTTGCAAATAAGTTAATAGTAATTTCCTCTGGATTAGCAAAAGTATTTATTGCAGTAGTCCATGCTTGAAAATCAGTTACAGGTGGAACGTTAGTATCAACGCCATCATATATACCATTAGGTCTAAAATTATCCCCATATGTTCTATAATTTCTATTAACATCCCAACCATCAAAACCACCAGCAGGTACTAAAGTAAATTTACGAGTATTTTTATCATAATAAGGATCTGTTGGATTTACAACATCATAAATTGTTTGAAATTTACCTTTACCAACTTCAAATTCTCCAATATATTCACCACCATCATAATAAATATCAGTAACACCAGAATCCATATGGAAACCTTTTGATTTTACAAAATTATCTGGGTTATTATTACCATCATTACGCCAGCCATTAAAATTAAATAAATTTTGGTTAATACCTGTTGATGTTGAACCACTACTATCATAAGCACTTGCTGATATACCTAAATAAACTTTATTTACTCTTTCATTATCATTATAAGCAGTCTTATACATAATTTGTGGCGGTATAGCATCATAAGAAGCGTTTGTAGTGGTGCTACTATAATTATTCAACATATAACCTTCAAACCCTGCTGGGAATGATTGTACGGGGAAATTTTCTGCTAATTCAATCATTATATATTTACTTAACAAATCATATTCACCGTCAATAGTACCAATTCTCTGACCAATAAAACCATTAGTACCTTTTACCATATTACATCTGGTAAATGTTTCTAAAATTATTGGTGATGCATCAGTATCATAAAAATCACGAATAAACACATCAAATTCTAAAGATTCTAAATCAATATTGCCAATAGTTACTTTTATTTCACGATTAGCACTATCACCATCAGAAATTGAAATGAATTTAAACAATCTATGAACTACATTACCGTTTAATTGTGAAACAATCCAAGGGGTTTCTGGTGTTTGAAATTGTGTTTTATAATTAGAAAACGCCTCTGTTGTTGCTTCTATTAAAGTAGTGTTAATACCATATCCTAATTCATTACCATCTAATTTTCTTAATAATTGGGGGTAAATTGCTTCAACCCAAATTTTATTTTTTTTATCTTTAGCAGATGAACCTAAAACATTAGGTAAAAAACTACTTGAATTTGGGTTTAAAGATACCACAAATTCTTCAGGAACATCATCAGGATCAGTAGTTAAAGATGCTTTTAACATAAATTCAGCAAATAAATCACCATTATTTAATAATGTTTTATTATTTAATATGGTAAGTTCATCAGCATAAAAATGTGTTGATTGCGGTAAATTAACTTCATTATCAATATCAGCTCTACTTCTAATAACTGCCAAAACCATATTTTCATATTCGTTTAATGATGTTGCAGTAACAGTATATCTTTCATAATAAGTTTCACCACTATTAACGGTATTGTTATATGTTGTTGCAGTAAACATTTCTGTTTGACCAGTAAAATCAGTGTTAGAAGTTTTATTAAAACCACTAAAAAAATTACCAGTATCACCAACAGCATTTAATGTTACACCTAGATAAGAACCACCTGTGAAGGTAGAATAGCCAGTAACTACTGTTGAAGTATAACCAGTTGTAGATGGATCAACACCTGCACTTAAAGTTATAGCCCATGCTTTACCAGCATCATAACCTGATAATCCTAATACACGTGTAACCCATAATTGATTAGATTCGTCTAAATATGAATTTGCCACATAAGGTAATTCATACTTTAATTTACCATTTGGTAATCTATCTATACTTTGATTACCAAATCTATCTCTAAATTGACCACTATCTTCAACATAAACAGGTTCAAATGCAGGTCCTTTTTCAGTTTCTCCGACTAAACCTAAAGTAGTAACACCAATATTTCTAGTTACGTATGTTAAGTCTCTTTCTCTAAATTTAACTCCAGGAGAAGTAAATACAAATTCAGCCATTTTTTTTATTATTTATTAATATTATTTATCTTTTTATTTTCTTATAAATACTAATAAATATCTCAAAAGTCTTTTTATGTTGTATATTATTAAGTTACGTAAATTATTAAAAAATAAAAAAATAATGTTTTTTTATAAAAAAGATATTATTTTTTTAAAAAAAAGTGTTTTTTATATAAATTTTTATCAAAATTGTTTAAAAAAAGATATTTTTATTTTTTGTATTTTTTTTGTTTTTTTATAAAAAGTATTTATAATAAAATATTAATATGGGTAATTCACAAGTTATTAAAATTAACAATACAATAGATAATAAACATATAATTGTAAAATTAGAACAAAATGTAGATACTTTAGAAATAATGTCATTAAATTTAAATTCTAAAGATATTTATAATTCGTTTAATTCAGATTATGGGGTTATAATCGGTAGAGTTATTGCTAATAACAATATAGGTGTTCCAAATGCTAAAATATCTATTTTTATACCTTTAAATGAAAATGATGTTAATAATAGTGATATTGTAAGTATATATCCATATGAAACACCCAGAACAAAAAATAATTATGGTAAAAGATATAATTTATTACCCCGTGTTAGTGAATATGAACCAGAAAGTAATGAAATAAAACCTAAACAACCGTTTGGTTCATTTCCAACAAAAGAAGAAGTATTAACAAACACAACATATCTTGAAGTATATGAAAAATATTATAAATTTACTACTGTTACTAATAATAGTGGTGATTATATGATATTTGGTGTACCTGTTGGAACTCAAACAGTTCATATGAGTTGTGATATTACAGATATTGGGGAATATTCAATGACTCCTGCAACAATGGTTACTAATTTAGGATATTCACCTAATTTATTTACCGATAATTTAACAAAAATAAAACCATCAAATGATTTAACTGATTTACCAAATATAGATTTACAAGAAGTGTCTGTAGATGTAATTCCTTTTTGGGGGGATACTAAAAATTTCGAAATTGGTATAACACAAGTTAACTTTAGAATAAAAGCAACTTTAATAAGTACATTTATATTATTTGGGTCTGTATTTACCGATGGTGAGGATGAAATGTGGACTAGTGGTGAAGATTATACTAATAATAGAAAACCGATAGAATTATATATTGCTAGAAATAATATAAACACCCCTTATCTCGGAACAAAAAGAATTGGAAATATTACAGAAAAAATTTTTTATTACCCTCCCGAAATTTCAGATGATGAAATTACTGGTGGAACTACAAATCCTATTGAAGATATGAGATTATTAGATTCATCAGAATATAGTGTTTTTAAACGTGACGGTGATTTTGTTTTTTTAATTCCATGTAATAGAAAAAAAATTATAACTTTAGATAATGGTGATAAAAAAGAAGTTCCATATGATTATAATGGTGGTATATTTACAGAATTTAGGGGTTTTGTTATTTTAGAATATGATGTTTCAGACGTTAATTTAAATATTAATACTAATATTGGTTCTAAAACACATATTAAAGCAATAAGATATAAATTAAAAATACCTCAAAGTGCTGTAATAGGGCAAACATTTAATAAAGATGATGATGTTTATACTATGGATTGGCGTAAACAAAATTATAAATTTGAATATAATAATATGTATAGTATTGCTAAATTTATAGGTACTGTACACGATAATAATGATGATGATAGTGATTTTTCTAATAGTAAGGGTCATATTATTGACGGTTTTTATGATTTTGAAAATTTAAATAATGGATCAATAGCAGATAATCATCATCCCCTAACAAGAAATGTGGGTATGATAAAAGTAAATACTGGTGATGATACTGCGGCAATTATTGATGATTTTCCACATAATATAGATAAATCAAGCATAGGTGATTTAATGTTTGGGGGTAACTGGATTAATTTTTCAATTCATTTATCACAAATAGGATTTTTATATGACGGATATGCTTACGTTAAAGATTTAAGGGGTAATACTAATTTCACATACAATTTTAAAGATCATCATTTTTTTCAATCAAATACTCAAATTATAGCAGGTGGTATACCTGATACTAAATGGTTAGCAAGATCAGATTTACATTTTACTAATTTTATAAAAACTAATAAAACCGATTTAAATAAAATTTTAGATTTAAATAAAAAAGGTTTTACTAGTGATGAAATTTCTTTAGATGGTGAATATATGAATGGTATTTCAATTGAAAATGTACCACATAAAACTGATAATACTCGTGCTGGTGGGGCTGGATTAATAAATACAAACCCTAATGGGGCTGTTGATCAAAAAACATATTTTTTTAGAGGATTGGGTAATGCTGATTGTATAGGGTTTTTAAAAGAATTAAAATTATTATAAAATGAGTGAAAATATTACAATACAAATAAATACAAAAAAAACTGTTTATTCTACAATAAAAGATACTAATACTCAATTATATTTAGAAAATAATATTAATGCTATTACTGAATATAATGTGAATAATATGATTAGTGCTATTGATGTTTTTGATATTGAACGTCAAAATACACAAATATATAGAATATATGGTAGTATTGATTATTTATCAATTTTAAATGGTTTAAATGTTAATTATAAAACATTAGATGATTTTTTTACAAATACTAAATATATCCCAGATAATATTTATATTAACTATACTACAAAAAATATTTTTAATTCACTTGATTTTTATTTAGTAAAACCATCAACAGGATATACTAAAATAGGTGATAGTAATGATCATATTACTTATATAAAAAATTATGAAGTAATTGCAACCCCACATAATTTTGAATTATATAATGCTGGTTATTCAAAAAACATATATAATGAATTAAAATATTTATTTAATTTTAATATTGATTTTGACGTATCTACATATTTAGATGGGTTTGATATACCAATAACAGAACTATATTTATATTACGTATATAAGCCACGTAATAATGGTTTAAATCAAGTAGAATATATGAAAAGTACTGAATGGGATTTAATTACTAAAGATAAAAGTTTAGTTACTTTCACACCCCAAAGTTTAAATATAGGTGATGTTATTTATGGTGATAAAATTGAGCATTCAAAATTAGATATTTTAGATGTATTAATTGAAGAACAAAAATATTATATTGGTACACCTTATAATGATAATGGTATTACAAGGAATTTAGAATGGGTGTATAAACCATTAATACCCTTTAAATTACGTTATTTTTCAAATGAAATAAAAAGATGTAATATTAGTGGTACTACTTATGATGATATTTCTAAAATACCTTATTATGCTACAGATATTGGTAATGGTAATATGATATGGCGTGATATTTTACCTCAAGGATATATAGATCCTTTAACTAATATAGGTGTTGATTATCCATTTATAAATCAAAGACGATATTTATTTAACAATAAATTATTATCAATAATACCTAATTTAGAGCATTTAAACACTTATAATGTATTTAAAGAAATTAATTTTAATACAGCAGAAAATATTAATTATAAACCAATAACTAAAAATATTAATGATATTAATGAGCCATGTTAAATAATAAAATAATTACTAAAAACAAATATACTCAAATTTCAATACCCATAAATATTGAAAGTAATAATAATTTATCTGGTTTTCAACAAGAAATTAATAAAATAATTATTAACGAATCCGAAAAGTCTATAAATTATAGTAATGATTATGAGGTGAAAAGATATAAATTAAAACATTATTATTTTAAATTACATCTTATGTTTTATGATAATATTAATAATTTATATTCAGAATCATATAATAATATTGGTTTTACTAATAATGATATAAATAATAATAGTGATAGTTTTATTAATAGTTATTTACTTATAAGTTTATATGATAATTATGATTCAAATAATCAAAATTTAATTATAAATAATTTTGTTTCTAAAAAACCTAATGGTAATAGTATATTACCAATGTTTATAGGTGATCCTGGTTATAGAATTAACATACCAAATTATTATTTAGAAAGTACAACTGGTGATACTTTAACTGGTTATACTAAATTTATGTTTTATAATGCTAAAAATGGTAAATATATTTTATTTTATAATCAAAATAATAGTAGTCTATCAACTGAAGAACGTTTTTATTTTAAAACTATAATAAATAAAACAAATAAAACTTGGGATTTCCCTGATGATATAATTTCACATTTTTTCTCATCAGAATTAAATATCTATCAAGAAATTGAGGCTGTTGATTATATAGATAAAATTAATACTATGAACGATAATTTTATAAATAAAAAACAACAATATCCTAATGGGTATATTTTTAATATTGATGATGGTAAATATACAAATATTATAGAATAAATTATCTTACTACAGTATAACCAATACGTGTTCTTCTGAAAGTTTTTATAATTTCAAAATCTTTTTCATTTTGAATAAAACCTAAAACTTTTAATTTATATTTTGGTACTAAAAAACGATCACCATCAATATTTTCAATAGTATTCGCTTCTTCAATAGTTTCTAATAATATTGGCATAGGCGCATTATTAACAAATACATAATCTTGTGTTGATGAAAAGTTTTTTAAAATTTGTTCATCATATTGATTAACATCAACACGATATTTGGTAAATAATGACATTTCATATGTTAAATCTACATTTACAGGTTCGGGCATTTTAAATCTTAAAAAAATAACCTCCCCCTCATCAAGAATAGGTACATCTAAATATCTAAATTTCCTTTGTTGAGGTACTAATGCTTTATCACCAATTCTAGTTCCCTTATCTTTATCAATACGTCTAACAGTAATATATGGGGTTTTTACATTTTTATCATCATCAACAAATTTCCAAGTTTGTGAAAATTCCCCCCATCTTTCATTATCTAAATAAAAAGTGGGTACTTTTTTACCATCAATAAATAATCTCATTTTACCTTTATTAATATAATCAAATAAAGCAGTATCAATATCTTCTAATCCTATTGTTCTCGGTAAATATTTTGTATTTTCATCAGTAGCGTTCATTAATTCTTCTATACGATCAAAACCATATTGAAGATATTCACTACCAATTTTTGGTGGTTTTACATTTAAACTATATTTTAATTTCTTTTTAGGCAACATAATTAATAATATCAATTTATTATAAATACTTTTGATTATAATATTTGCATATTCACTTTTTTATTATTATTTTTGTATATAAAAATATAAAAATATATGTTAGTAGAAAGAAAAGAATATAAAGATGAAAAGGGTAATATAGGTTATTATGAATCAGTATTTGATTCTTCAAATGTTTTAAAAACAACATATTTCCCTCATAATCAACGTTTATATGTTTCATTTAACAGAGGTGGGACATATTCATATGAAAATGTTGATGAAGAACTATACATAGCATTTGAAAATGCTGAAAGTCAAGGTAAATTTTTACGTGAAAATATTATAAAAAAACCAGATTTATATCCGTATCGTAAAGAATTTACACTATATCCTGAAGAAGTAAAAGATTTAAAATTAATTGTTGAACAATCAAAAAATAAAGAAGAAGATGTATAAATTTGAATTAGGAATTAAAGTAAAAGATGTTGTAACTGGTTTTAAAGGTATCTTAATGGCTCGTGCTGAATATCTAACAGGTTGTAATCAATACTTGGTTTTACCAACACCCAAATCAAGTAAAACAATATACCCAGATTCACAATGGTTTGATGAAGGGCGTTTAAGAAAAACAAAAAAAGATCAAATATTTAAACCAGAAGATGTTGCGGTTGATAATGATCCTGGTTGTGATTTAAAATTACCAAAAAAAATATGATTGAAAATTTAAAAATAGAAAATTATGAAAATTTAATATCATTTTTAAAAATGGTATTGGAATTTTATGCAGATCCACATATATATTCTGAAGATAAAATAAGTAAAGATATAGGGTTTATGGCTAAAAAGGGACTTCAACAAATAAAAGAAACTGAAGAATATAATGCGAATTTAACTGATTTTGCAACTAATATTGAAGATGTTGAAAGTTTTATAAATACAAAAACAAATATTAACGAAACAATAGAAAATAATTTAAATAATATGATAAAAAATACAAAAAAATGAAAATTTATGTTAAATATCACAATCTAAATTGTTTATTAGAAATGCATGGTAATTGGATTGATTTAAAATCTGCTGAAGATGTTTCTATAAATTCATTAAAAAGTTGTATGATATCTTTAGGTGTCTCAATAAAATTACCTAAATATTTTCAAGCAAATATAGTACCTCGTAGTAGTACATTTAATAAATATGGTATTATAATGGCTAATCATTATGGTGTTATTGATGGTGATACTAAAGATCAAAAAGGATATAATGGTAATAATGATATCTGGTATTTTAATGCTATAGCATTTAGACGTACTAAAATTGAAGAAGGTGATAGAATAGCACAATTTGAAATAAAACCAGCAATGTCTGCACCTTGGTGGGTTAAATTAAAATGGTTATTAACTAATAAAATAAAAATTATGGTTGTTGATGATTTGGGTAATGATAATAGAGGGGGGTTTGGTAGTAGTGATGATAACGAAAGTGATGTATTAATTGATGATACAAATTTATTAGGATGAAATTAAATTTATATAATTATTTAGAATCAGATTTACAAGTAATGTCTAGGATTATCACCCAAAACGACCAAAATTTTGGGTGGAATCAAATTGATATATATGCTTTTGAACGTAAATTTTTAAATAAAAACCTTGTAATGGTTATTTACCCAGAATTATTACAATTTGATTATGTGTACAGAGAAGGTGTAAATGGTGATAAAAAAACAAATGAATTTTATCATACTCCTTGGATTTGTTGTAGAGTAGAATTTGAAGGTAAGCCAAAATCTGATGAGCATTTAGATGTTTTAAAAAAAGTATTGAAATGGTTTGATAAGTATAGTCCATATGAACCCTTTAAAGACGAAGATGCTATATTAGGTTATTTTGGAATGGGTATTTCACCATATAGTAAAGAATGGACACAATATAAAATATATTTTAATCCAGATTTCCCTAACGGTTGGTGGGAAAATCACACATTATAAATAAATATTATTATGAAATTAAAAAAAATAATAAAAAATATAGATAATTTATACCCTAATGATTTTCACGATTTTTCCAATGGTAAAAAGGTGAATAATAAAGATATACGTAAATATATTATTGAATGTTTAGAGAGTATAAAGAAAGATATAAATAAAGGTAAAAAAAATACTTATCATTATATCCAAATTGGTAATCTTTTTGTTATTGTTTTTATATATAAAAATAAAAAAGATAATTCATATAATTTAGAAATAAATATTACGGAAAATTATAAAGAATTAACTATTTCTAATGTTAAACTTTAAAA